TTTTTCGTCGTTCTGGCCGATCATGGCCTGGCCGAAATCAAATACGCGATCGGCTATGACGGCGTCCTGTCCGCTTTGAATCGCCGCAGCCAACGATCCGACGATCGTAGGTGCGATCGGGGCGTTGAACTGCAAGGCCGGAACCCCAGGCATCCCAACCGGAAGCCTGTCAGGAATGACCTTATCGGGCTCCTTGGGAACCCCTTCGTTGTGAAAGGAAAAGGCGATGTTGCCCTGGCCGTAGTGCTGCTTGATCGCGTTGATGCGAAGCTGCTGAATGGCCTGTTTGATGTAATGCTCCTTGTTGTCCCCTACGAACGGATCGGCGTCATTGGCCTTTTCATAAATGAACTTGGCCACGGCGTTGACGTCCGGGTCGTTCACGAGATCCTTCCAGGCCACCGGGTTGTATTTCCAGTACGCATCAGGCGGCGCGACCTGGGGTACGACCACGAAATCCTGCTGCATCGACGGCCTGTTGCCTTGGGCGAACTGCTGCGGCGTGACCGTCGTCCATCCGCGCGAGATCGGCAGGACCATTTTCGGGACGCCGGCCGTTCTGGTGGTCGGATCCGTCTTCAGGATCGTGTTTGTGACATCGAACGGAACCGGGCCGTTGGCTTTTGAAGCGGCCAGGTTTGCGACCTCGTCCTGCCCCATGACGCGGATCGGTTCGCCCGGTTTCGCCACGAGCGAATCCAAGGTGTACTGTGGAGGCGCGATGCTTGGAACGGTAGACTGAGGAATTGTCGTCAACTGATTGGCTTGGGCGGCTTTATGGGCATCGACCGCGGCCTGGAGCGGATCATAGCCCATGTCAGCCGCCTCCAATTACGTCGCCTTCGTTAGCTACGCCAAACAACACCGCAGGGTGATCAGCGCTGATGGGTTTCTTGTCGGCCGTGTCCTTGAACATCTTGGCAAGCTTGGCCCGCGAGATGCTCCTGTATTTGTATCCTGAATTCCATGAGCTGCCTTCCTCCTGGACCGGGATCTTGACAATGAAGCTAGATGCCTTCGGGTCGTTTTGGTATTTTGAAAGCAATTCGTCGTAGCTTGATGCCGTGTGAGAAGACGCGGACATTCTTTCCTTGTGCTTGTCAACCTGGTTGGCCAGAAGCCTCAAAGCCATGTCCTGAACAAAAGGATGATTGGAAGGGAGCTGATAAAGCTGCCCAAGCATGTCGGTGGCATGTCCAAGCGCGGCCGTAGCATCACCGGAAAGCCTTCCTGATACGGGGTCGATGTTGGCGTATCCGTTTTCGTTAAGCCATTTGGTGTATTCCGGATTGATGATCCTGTTTTCCGGAAGATCGATCTTGTCCGGCGGCAAGGTGCGATCCTTGTAAACCGTCCATTGTGACGTGAATCCAGGTCTAACAACGGTTCCGTCAGGTCCAACCTGTCCTTGCATGGCGGTCCTCAGATCGATCATGGCATTGGAAGGGTTGAACGCAACGCCCTTGCCGCCCATTATGCTTGAAAGAGCGTATTCCCTGGCGAGCTCCTTTTGCTCTGCGGCCGCCCTTGCGGCTCTTGCACGGGCTTCATCTGAAGCTTCACGTGCAGCGTTGATTGCGGCGGTCCTGTTCGCGATGGCAGTGTTGCGCCGGTCTTCGGCGTCGAGCTGCTCGGAAAGCTGTCTTGCGTGAAAGCCGGTCCCGTAATGGGCGTTGGGCGCGGACCCAAGCTCGCCGGCGATCCCGGCGTATTCACCGTAATCAGCCGGGTTGTCGAACTCACCGGTCGCAGGGTTGAGCCGCTTGAGTAGCTCGCCCATCCGCTGATTGGCCAGCCTCTGACGGAGATACGCCTGATTCCGCATCTCGTTGTAGTCCTCCTGCTGGATCCCGCGGCGCGCTTCGGCGGCCTTGGCCGGATCCAGGCCGAAGATGTTGGCCAGGTTGCCGCTGATGTTGGCCCAGGCGGCCAGGTTGGGGTCCTGCTGCTGGCGTTGGGCGTATCCGGAATAGTCAGGCATGGTTATCGGATCGGGGGTTTGCTGCTGAACCAGCCAGGGGCCGCGACGTAGCCGGACGGGGCATTTCCGAACAACCTCATGAAGGACGGCTTGTTGGCCCAATCTAGGCTGGATTTGGGGATGTAATTACCAAAATCTCCGGCGTAATTGCCGTAATTGCCGGTAGCCTTATCCAGCTCCATCCAGCTGCCGCCGCCTTCAGGATTGAAATACAGCTCGTTGCCATTGACGCCCACAAGCGTGTTGCCGCTTTCGGCTGCCTTGGCCGCAGCCAATTCCTCGGCCGTCGTGGCGCCGACGCCGGCGGCCGCAGCCATGCCGGTAAGCATGCCAACGGTCGATAGACCGGCGCCCAGGTTCTTCATGCTGTCGCCGGCGTGGCTGGCGTAATCCAGCTCCGGGGCCAAGGCGGCTGCAGATCCGGCCATGTTGTTCGCCAGGACCCCCTGGCCAAGGCGCATGCGGGCGTTCTTGATCGCATTGAGCTGAGCGGCGTCGCCGAAACCGGCCAGGCGGGCCTTGGCGGCCGCTTCCATGCCGGCGGCAGCCTTGCCGGCCGCGCTGCGCGCACCGGACTCCGTGGCCACGATCGGGGACTTTTCACCGTAGGCCGATCCGGCATCGACGCCGGTGCCCTTGGCGATCGCTCCAGCGGCGGCGGCTTCGCGTTCGCCGATCGCCTTATCCTCGGCCTTGGTGACATTGGCGGCGCCTTCGGTGCCCAGGGATTCGTTAAAAAGGGTACCGGCTTCCTTGCGCATCTTGGCCTGGCGCTCGTTCTCGGCCTGTTGAGCCTTGCTCATGGCGCTCTTGGATTTCTGGGTGGCCTCGTATTGCGCGGCCGTCCCAAGGCCGGTCGCCACCAGGGAAGCTGTAGCTAGGTCGCACATGTTATCTTACGGTGGTTTCGCGGTCGCGGTTAACCCCGATCGTACGGACCGGAAGGCCGAACGCCTGGAGGCCAGGCGCGCGTCGATCGTAGGCGCCGGCCTGGCTGGCCTGGCCCAATAGGCCGGTCGTGTTCTGGAACATGAGACCAAGCGGACTCACCGAAGGCTGCGCTGCGGCGATCGCGGCTCGTGAAAGGGCCCCCTGGGCTGCCGCGGTGGCGTCGCCGGTGGCGTTGAGCTGACCGACAAGCTCGGCCCGGTTCTGTTCGACCTGTTGGCGCGCCTGGTTGGCGTAATCCTGAGCCTGGCCGGCGACCGCGGCTTTGCCGACGTCCATCTGACGTTGGGCTTCGGCCTCGTTCGCGGATCGCACGCTGGAATCGGTGAGCCCGGATCTTGCCAAGTTGAACTGCAGCTGCTCCTTCGTCTTCTGGAATTGGTCGTTCAGCTGCGGCATGGTCGAATCAAGGACGGCTTGCTTGCGACGATCGTAGAAATCCGGGCCGAACTGCTTGAAGGTGCTGTCGATCTTGCCCATGCCCTCCTTGATGCGAGCCTGGCGCGCCTCCTCGTCCGCGCGGGCCATCGCGCCGTAGTCAGGCCCTGAGCTTGAGAAACACATGATCGTCAGTTTGTTTTGGTTGGTTGCTTCGTCCAGACGTAAGTGAAAAACGTCTCGCCGTTTTTTCCGAAACAAAGTTGCTCCGACTCTTTGTAGGCGCCGAGCATCTCAAGCCATCGATGCGCCTGGGTATGCGTTGACAAGCTGCGACATTCCGCGCGCACGAACGCACCCGACATGACGGAGGGGATCATGCCGCGCATGACAAACTTGGTCATGCCGACCGAGACCTCGTTCCACCGATCGGTGGCGAACATGAAAACCGAGAAGACGCCGGGCCACATCTGGTAGACGCCGAACACGCTGACCGGTTCGCCGTCGTCGGCCAGGACAACGAACCCGGTAGGGTCGAACGAAACCACGGTCTTGGCCAGGCGCTCCGGATCGTCGTCCCAGCGCGTGGCGTAGATCTCGTCCTTGTCGGCCTGGCGCATCCTGGCCGTCACATGGGACACGCGCTCCAATGTGATGTCAGCCAGGGTCATTTGATGATCTTGGATGCGTCGGAGTTGACCTGGGCTTGCTTGGCCATGGAAGGCGATCCGTAGACCGACGGGACCATGGACGGGCTTGCTACGGTGCCAGGGCCGATCTGGCGACCGGTCGGCGTCGGAGGTTGCGCGATCGGAGCCGCGGCCGGAGAAGGCAGCGGAGCCATGGTTGTCTTTTCGCCCGATTGGATCGGGCCGCCCGCGTTTTGAACCATGCACATAAATTAGCCGGCCTCGTGTTTGGAGTGTAGGTCGTCGTAATGGACCAGGAGGTTCGCGATCTTGCAGTAGCCGTCGAAATCGCTCGTGAACTTGACCCCGACGTGGGTTCCGATGCCGGTGGCCGGGATCTTGCCCAGGGCGAACGTCGGCCTGGTGAACGTTGCGATCTCGTCCTTGGCCGTGGCGTTCGTGTAGTCGAACCCAAGGCTGATCACCCATTCGCCTTCGCAAGTCATGTCGATGCCGTTGACGGATTTGAACGTGCCAGGCTTGTTCGCGTCCAGGTAGGGGAGCTCGACGTCGACATGGCTGTCGTCGTATTCCGTCCCGGACAAGCCGCCGTACAGGTAGACCGTGTCGCCGGATCGGACGTAGACCCGGTTTTTGCGCACGATCATGTCCGTCACCTCGAAACCTGGGAGGTATTCCGTCCAGGCCGCAATCCCGCTGCCCATGAAGGACGACAAGACAAACAGCCGGCCACCGATCGAGATCCAATACCGGCCGTCCTGGGGCTCGACGATCGCCTTGGCGGCGTAGCGCTGATCGGCCGTCAGGGTGTCAAGGTGCTTGACGATGATGTCGTCGATCGGTGATCCGACGTCGTTGGCGTAGGCCGCGTCCGTGTTGTCGCGGGCCTTGAGGGAACGGACCCCGTTGTAGGACAGGTAGAACAGGTCAATCGACCCGATCGAGATCACGGTGTCCGGGGCGATGCAGCCGGTATTGTCCAGGACCTGGTGCTGGGAATTCAGGTTCGGATCGGGGTCCAGGAACCAGAGCTGGCAGTTGCGTTCCGTGAAGACGGCCACCGTGTTCTGGTAGACGCCGGCGCCCGTGACGTCTTCGCGGCCCCCGAAGTTGTTAGCCATGTCAATGAACCCGGACCCGGTGTCGTACAGATCCCACTTGCCGGCGTCGTTGAGGGCAGAGAAATAGATGGCCGACCCGATCCCGACGTATTCCTTGCCCTTGTAGGTGAAGCAAAACGAAGGCTTCTTGCCGGTCACGCGCGTGGCTCCGAACTTGTAGGGCTGGCCTGGACGGGTCGGATCCGTGACCAGGATCCAGGCCTCCTTGCCTTCGGTGAACGTGCCGCCGAACGTGAATTCAGTGACCTTGGGGATGGCCGGGATTCCGTCCTTGCCGTTGGCCATGTTGAAACGACCGTAGACCATGACATCTCCGAGCGTGTAGGCAAAGACCTCCTTGCCGTTCTCCGAGGCGCCGAGCGAAGCCAGGGCCGTGATCGTCACCTTTGATCCGGATCGTTCTGCCGTGTAATGGTGGTTCAACCCGGAGTCCGTGTTGTTGTTGATTTCCTCGACCAGGCGACGGGCCGTGTCCTCGGTGCTTTCCTTGTAGAAAACCGGAGCGCTGATCAGCTCTGTCGTGCCGACCTTGACGGAGTAGATGCTGTTGTTTCGGCCGACGAACGTGTCGCGCTCGACCGACGATACCCACAAATTGGTCGTGTTGTCCCATTCGTAGGAATACCCAATGGCCTTGGCCAGGTATCTCCCGGGGTTGTAAGGGCTAGGAACGATCGTGCTGACGTCGATCAGCTCCCAGATCGACGAAGCGAACGGGGCCGGGTTGGCGTCGAATTCGATCTGAACGTAGGTCTTGTGGAATTCAGCCGCGACCTCAGGGGTCGTCAGAATGTTGAGCCTGGCCTTGTCCCAGCCCCCGCGGTACCAGCCGGCCCATTCAAATTTAGCCGTGATGTTGGTCGTCGAGCTGGCCGCGTTGATGATCGTGGCCAGGGTGTAAAGAAGGCGCTGGTTCGGGTCCTGGGCGCCGACAGCGTCGTTCCGTGGGGTCGTGTCGTATTTGACCCAAGATGAGCCTCCGGGAGGCGAATAAAGCAGGCAATCAAAGCCGTCGCCGGTGGTCGGTCCGCTGGCCTTGACGTAGACGCCGGTGATCCCCGGGAACGAAGGGTTGTAGAGATCGGGACGATTGAACGTTCCGGAGAACGAGATCTGCATCAGGCCCGACCCATCGGATCCGGACAGGATGGAAAACCCGCCCTGGGCGCCGACGGTGCCGACCGCGGCCTTGGGCTTCTGGGTGACGTTGGACGAAAGCGTGATCGGGCTGATGTCCGTCGATCCGTCGTTCGTGGACGTCGCGTAGGCGACGCCGCCAGGACCGGTCAGGGTCAGCACCGGGCCGGAGCTTGAAACCGTGTAATCCTTGATCGGGTCGTTCCAATCCGGGTTGGCGGCGAATTTGGCCTTGGCGTCGTCGATCGACGCCTGGATCAGCATGCGCATGTGCAGCGCAAAACCATCCAGGTTGCCCATCGTGTTGCGGACTTTGCCGTCCAGGAACGCGCTGATCAGGGTGCCGTCCAGGAACGGCAGCACGTCGCCGTTGCTGAACTTGGCGATCGCGAACGCCTTGCCGCCGTAGACCGTTGAGCTGACGATGCCGGTCAGCTGGTAGCCGTCCGGATGCACGAGCTTCTGGATGATCACGCCATTGACCAGCGTGTTGTAGCTTTTGAAAATCCTGCGCGCCGACCACCAAGAAAGGCCCAAGCCCGATGACAATGTTTCGTAGCGGTCTTTGTAGTATTTGGTCCAGACGCCTGGCGTGTTTGTAT